CCAAGTGGGAGGACTTCTATGAGCTTGGCCTTGTATTGCTGGACGCGTATGTCGAACGGTACCAAGGTGATCCGCACTGGGACGTGTTGGACGCGGAGCGCCGGTTTGACGTACTGATACCAGACACCCGCGTACCCCGCCAGACGAGCGCGAAGGGCAGACGCATCTACACGCCCATCGTGAAACTCGTTGGGACGATTGACCTTTGCATCCGTGACCAGAACCAGTTGGACAGCAAAGGCCGCGCTATCGTGAAGATGGTGGACCACAAGTTCCTGGGCCGCATCCTTGAGACTGAGTACCTTGGGCTGGATGAACAGCCGAGCACCTACATATCCGTTGGGACGCATGCCCTTCGGGAGCAAGGTGTGATAGACAAGGATGAAGTCATCAAGGGCATGGAGTACAACTTTGTGAAGCGTGCCGCACTCGACACCAGGGAGCGCGACGAGCGCGGTGTTGCCCGCAACAAGCCACAAAAGAAGCATTACCTGGATGCGTTCACGAGTTGGTATGCGGCGCACCCTGAGTTGGACCCGCCCAAGGGTCTGTTTGCGGACAATGCTGCGGGCACACGGTTCTCGTTAGGAGACATGGCCGGGCTGGCAGCTGAGCTACGGATGCCGCCTGTGTACGGTGAGGAGTCGGCTGACCAGTCTTCCGACAACTTCAAGAGGGTGTTTGTCCCACGGACTCCACAAGAGCGCCAACGCCAGATCGTGCGCATCAGTGAAGAGGCCCAGGTCATGAACGCCGTGCGTAATGGCCAGCTTCCCGTACTCAAGACGCCCACCAAGCAATGTCTGTACTGCAAGTTCTTTGACATGTGCGAGTTGGACGAGAGCGGGCAGCTGGATGACTACTTCATTCAGACCACAATGAAGAAGCATGATCCTTATGCTGATCACAGAGAGGGTGCCGACAACAGCAAGAAGGTGAACGATGGCAGAACGGTTGAAGGACAAGGGGTTACGGGATGAGCTCAGGCCGTTCAAGAAGCGAGTGCTTCGCCAAGCGGCTGCCGGCAACATCAGTAAAGCCGATACAGATTGGTTGGTGAAGAGACTCAACGAGGTTGAAGCAAGAGTGATGCGAATGAACGAAAAACCAGAGAAGGAAAGGGAATTCATCAAATGACGATGGATATCAAATTCCCCAGTGAGGTCATTGACCTCCAAGATGAGGACGAGTACGTCAACCTCCTCATCTACGGGGACAGCGGTGTGGGCAAAACCGTGCTGGCGGGTAGCGACGATGACGTGCTGTTCATCGCGCCGGAAGACAACGGCACGTTGTCCGCCAAGCGATTTGGGTCCACGGCCCGCAAGTGGAAGATCCACGGCTGGGACGACATCGTGGCCGCGTACAACTGGCTGTACAGCTTGGAGCCCATCCCGTTCAACTGGGTCGTGCTCGACTCGCTGACGGAGATGCAGGACATGTGTATGCGGAAGATTCTGGACGAGGGCATCGAAGTCAACCCCTCTCGTGATCCAGACACGCCGCAGCTGCAGGACTGGATTCCATACCAGAACCGCTTCATGCGACTCGTCAAGGCGTTCAACAGTCTTGACGTGAACGTCCTGTACACCGCTCTCCAGATGGAAGAGGAATCGGAAGATGGCGACATCGTCGTGCTTCCGATGATGCAGGGCAAGGGAACTCAGTACGCCAAAAAGGTGGCGTCCACGATGACCTCATTTGGTCGAATCTCGGTGCGCCGCAAGCGCGTTGGGAAGGATGACGATGGTGCTGCCTTGTATGAGGAGTACCGCGACATCCAGTGGAAGGCCAGCAGGACCGTGATGGCCAAGGACCGCACCCGGTGCTTGGAGCCCAAGACCATCATCGGTGAAGGAAAGCTGGGTGGCCTCAAGGACATTCGTGAGCTTCTTGAGGCAGGGCCGAAGCCGACTCCCCAACCGGGTCGGGTGACGCCGAACAAGAAACGTCGCACCAACAACGGTGACGGCAACCCCATGAGCCTCGTCACTTCCGGCGCTGGCTCCGACAACGATGATGATGTGGAGGATGACGACTGATGGCGGGTAAGCTGAAGTGGGACATCAACGGCAAGGGTGAAGCGCCCAAGCAGCCGGGTGAAGCCGGTGGTGGCAACTACAACGGTCCTGATCTGCCCAAGGGCAGCTGGCCGGCGCGCATTAAGCGCATGGAAGTCACCAAGATTCAAACCAAGTCGGACAACTACGGCAAGCCGCGTATCCGAATCTTGTTGGAGGTCCAGACTGCCGGCATCAAGGGCAAGGAGCAGTACCACGGTGCCCCGGTGTGGGACGGCCTGAACATCATCGAGTCCGGCAAGGGCTTTGTGAACGCGTTTCTCCACGCGCTGACGGACGGCTCCGAAAGGGCCAAGCGCGCAATCGAATCGGTGTTCTGGGACGAGGACAAGGGTGCGGACTTCAAGAAGGTCCGCAACAAGAAGTCGGACGAAATCGAAACCCACATAGTCAAGATCGGCCGCGTGGCCATCAACTCTCCCAACGGCGAGAAGATGGTCCAGATTGTGACCCGCCCAGGGCACGACAACAAGGGCAACTACCGGCCAGAAGTGGCCGAGTACATCCCTTACGCGGGCGATGATGCGGCGGATGATGATTCCGATGCCGAAGATGTCACCGATGATGACGACATGTTGGAAGGCGACGTTGACGACGAGGACGTTGACGACGACGAAGACATGGACGACGACGAGGACGTTGACGGCGACGACGATGAGGGTGCCGACGACGATGCTGAGCCGGTAGCTGCCGGCCCGGCAAAGCGCAAGGGCGGCAGGCCTTTCTGAGTTAGCAAACGTGGACCGGCAAGGAACCTGCGTCAACCCGTCTTGAACGGTGTATTCGCAGTGCACTTGGAGCAGCTAGGCCGGATCGCGGGGTGGGGTACCCCGCACCCAAACTTATTGGAGGACATGATGAATTGTCCTTGTGGATGTCTAATGGTATGGACCAAGCACGGATGGCTATGCCTACACTGCGATTTGGAGAAGAGCAATGCCAGAGTACCACGCGACCGACAAGCAAATCCTCACGTTCTGGATGATGCTTGCGGACAGGAAATGGGATGACCCAACAGAACTCATCGACGGTAGGGAGCCACGACCCGACTACCTGATGCACGTCAACCACGCGTATCGGGCGCTGAAGGCGAAGGGCTACGTGGTGCGAGCGGAGATGAGCCGCATCATAGATGACTTGAGCTGCTTCAACGGTTGGTCGGTGGAGCGCCGGATGCGGATGGCTCGCACATGACCAAGTGCGTTTCGATACTGGGTTGCGGCCCAGCAGGATTGATGGTGGCGCACGCAGCCACGTTGAGCGGCTGGGACTTTCGCATCTACAGCCGTCGCGTGAAGAGCCAGCTGTTTGGCGCCCAGTACCTCCACCAGCCGATACCCGGTCTCAGCGGCAACCCGAAATATGTTGACTACCAGATGCGCGGGCGGGCAGAGGACTACCGGCGCAAGGTGTACGGCGAGGACTGGGATGGCACCGTCAGCCCAGAGGACTTCCCCGAGCCACACGCCGCGTGGGACCTCCGCGAAGCGTATGACACGTTGTGGGACCGATACGAGGATGAGATCAGGCCGCTCACCATCACACCGGCGCCATCGTGGATGCTGACAGAGGACATGCGACAGTTAGGCGCAGACCTGATTATCAGCACCGTGCCGAGAACTGTTTGGGACGATGATGATTCGCACTTCCACAAAGCGTACATCTGGGCGCTGGGTGACGGCGACTACGAGCGAGTACACATGCACCGGCCTGACCCGTTCACCGTAATTTGTGACGGGACAAGGGAAAACAAGTGGTACAGAGTTAGCAACATATTCGGATACTGCACAATGGAGTGGCCCCAATGGTGGAATTACCCTTACGCGTCTGTTACACCGCCAGCACGAGGCGCAGCGAGAGTGGCGAAACCCTTGGCGTACACGGGAAATGCTGCGACGGACATCATACACTTGGGACGGTATGCCGAGTGGACGAAGGGTGTACTGACCAGCGATGTCTTCTACGAAGCAATGAAAGCACTTGCTAGAGATGCGATCTAACGGAGAGGGCCCAATCGTTGCTCTGGACATTGATGGTACTCTGGGGGATTACCACGGCCATTTCCTACGCTTTGCGGAAGCGTGGTATGGCAGGCCGATGCCCAACCCCGCCGAAGCAGAGTATGGCCTACCTCTGCACAAGTTCATGCGAACATCCAAGACCACATACCGGCGATGCAAGCTCGCATACCGACAGGGAGGACTAGAGCGGAGTATGCCAGCGTATCCCGGCGCAGCGGAGCTTACGCGAGAGCTGCGCAAATCGGGTGTCGGAGTGTGGATTACGACAACGCGGCCTTACCTGAAGTATGACCAGCTGTACCACGATACGCTGCATTGGACGCGACGGAACGGAATCCAATATGACGCAGTTCTCCACGGAGAACACAAGTATCGTGACCTAGCCAAGCAGGTGGGCGCTGGGCGGGTAGTCTGCGTCATGGATGACTTGCCCGAGCTAATCATGCAAGCAACAAGTCTCGGCATGCACGGCATTATTCGTGACCAACCGTACAACAAAGCATTCAGCTGGCATTTGCGAGCTGTAGACATGCAAGATGCCTTGGAAGGCATCAAGTATCGCCTCAAGGAATGGAGAGACAAACATGGGCTACTGGAACCAGGATTGGCAAAACCTGCGCGATAAGGGCTGCACATGTAGCATGTTGAACTACCAAACTGACAACCGGGTTGACGACAAGTCGTGCCCATACCACCACCCAAAGCAAGAGACAGGACACGACATGGGCGGCCTACACGCCGAAGCAATGGCCACATTTCCGCAACACACCAAACGACAACAGCAGGAGGACACCGTGGGGTGCGACGACTACCGAGACATGAAGATTGCTGACCGTGGATACCCCGGCCTGGGCCACCCGCCAGGCGACGAGGGAACCACCATGTCGCAGAACCAAATTGCCGGCATCGGGCGTAGCTTGCCCGGTATCTTGCCGAGCGGTGACTACACGAAGCCACATCAATACGTTGGGCCCGCAGGCATTATCGGAGGATCGTGTTTGTTCTGTGGACAGGTGTCTGGTCACCCCATCCACAACTTTGATCCAACACCGATCAAGCAAGACGAGGTACACGTCCAGGCCATCGAAGACAAAGTGGCCGGCGATGTGATCCGCATCGAAATCACAAACGCGCCAACACAAGAGGCGCGAGACATCCTGACCAAGATTCTGCCGCAGGTGCTGGAGGCCTGGCTACTCAAGAACAAGGACTACGGCGACAGCGATGACCTCAAGAGCCTTGGCGCCAAAGCAGAGTTTGTCCGGCTGTGGAACAAGATGATGAAGCTGAAGCGGAGTTTGTGGGAAGGCCAAGAGCTTTCGGGTGAGCAAGAGGCTGAGATCATGGGCGACATGGTTGCTCATCTTCTACTCGCGCTGAACCGGGCCTGAGGGGTAGGATACAGGTATGGACCCCGCACAACTTCTCAAGAATCTTCACTGGTACCTTGCTGCGTTGAACCCTTCCAAGCTGAATCCCACTGGGGTGCATGATGGGGACACAGTTGACGCCGTCATCGACATGGGCGGGTTCATCTACATACACAAGTCGATACGTGTGGCTAACGTCAACGCGCCTGAACTGGCCAATCCAGACGGCTCAGGTAAAGCCGCAAGGGACTGGGCCCAAGGCTGGTTCAAGGGCTTCTGCCCCATAGGCCAATTCTTCATCCATACGCATCTGGACCCAAGTGATAAGTATGGCCGCTTCTTGGCAATGATCTATGCGCCGAATGGGGCTTGCTTCAATGACGACATCGTCGCGGCGGGACACGCGGTGCCGTTTGAGGTGGAGCCGTACTGACAATGCGGTATGTATCCCTTCACCACCACTCCACGTTCAGCTACGGCGACGGCTACGGCCTGCCTAGCGAGCACGTAGAAGCTGTTGCGGCGTATGGGATGACCGCTATGGCCCTGACTGAGCACGGCAACGTTTCTAGCCACGTTCAGCTAGAGAAAGCCGCTGACAAGTTTGGTATCAAAGCTCTGTTCGGCTGCGAGCTATACATTGCCCCGCCAAACCAAATCCGTAAGTGCCACCAGACGGTGTTAGCCATGACGCAAGATGGCTACGCGAATTTGAACAAGGTCATTGTCGAGGCGTGGAAGACATTGGGCCGCACCAGCAAAACTAAGTTCCCGACCACGCACCTGGAAGTCTTGGAGGAACACGCAGATGGACTTATCGTTCTATCAGGATGCGCAGATTCAGTCCTATCATGCACGTTGCTGGGTGGAAAGTCTTACGGAGACAAGCGACTCCGCTACTCTCGTGCGGATTACCGCCGTGCCATTGGGGTGGTTGAATGGTACCAAGAGGTATTTGGTGACCGGTACTACCTTGAAGTTCAACGCTTTCCGATGCTTGATCGGACTCGTGCGCTCAATCCGGCCTTCGAGCAGCTATCCCGAGACACCGGAGTACCACTTGCTGCGACGAGCGATTGTCATTATGTCTATGCTAGAGACAATGAGATGCAAAAGATTCTTCATGCGGCTCACCGTGGTGGCTCTGTTGCCAAGGTTGAGTCGGAATGGGAATATGACTGCACGCTAGACATTCCCGAGAGCGACGAGCGGGTGTTCAAGAACCTTGTGGGCACCGGCTTGTCCGGCGACGCAGCGTTGAGCGCCATTGAGAACACAGCCCTGATCGCGGAGCGATGCAATGTGCGTCTCCAGAAGACAACGCCCATTCTGTACAAACCGGATGAAAAGGATTGGGAGTCATGGGTATAGGACCAGATGATGTTGAGGTGCTGTACGGGCATCTGCTACCGATCGACCCACTAACCATAGACTGGTGGTATGACCTCCAGCCGTCCACTTGGGGATGTGATTGTCCGGCGAAGGAATGCCACGCGATGATGCACCGCGAGGATTGTTGGGTAACACCGATGTTCGCGCAGCTTGTGAACGAAATGGGTAGCCCACGAGACATCGCAACCGACATCTACGCTGCCAACATGGGTATCGTGTACCACCTGATACCTTGCGCTGTGTGCGGCCACCATATACCAGCGAAAGATGCTGATGTGATCTTCCGCATGGGCGGGGAAGTGGCGAAAGCCGTTTGCCCGCGCCATAATCGCAAAGGCGTTGTAGGTTTCCAAGGAGTGGCGCCGAGTGGCTACTAAGCCTGACCTTGAGAAGTACACCGTTGAGATGGTGTCGTCGGATGACGCCATCAAGCTCATTCGTACATGGCTCAACTTCGGCTGGGAGTATCGAATTGCCCAAGGTAACACCAACATTCAGCGTCACCCGCAAAAGTACATCGACCGTGTTGAACATGAGCTTAAGCTCATCATTGATAAGGGCTTCGTTGACTACTTCCTGGTTTGCTCCGACATCGTCCGGTGGGCCAAGGATCATCAGATTATGGTGGGCCCTGGACGTGGTTCCGCTTCGGCGTCAGTTGTCTGTTATCTGCTCCGTATCACCGAGATAGACCCGATTGTGTTTAACCGCTTGATGTTTGAGCGGTTCATTGATCCCACCCGCACGGAGATGCCCGACATTGACTTGGACTTCGATGACGAGCGGCGCGTTGAGGTGTTCCAGTACGTTGAACAAAAGTACGGCGCGGAGAAAGTTGGCAAGATGGCTAACTTCATGCGCTACAAGGGAAAGAACAGCATCGATGATGTATCACGGGTCTACAACATTCCATCGTGGGAAGCCGACAAGGTCAAGAAGCTCATCATTGAGCGTGGGGGTGGCGATTCACGGGAGAGCAATAGCCTTGAGGACACCTTTGCCACATTCGACCGCGCCAAGGAGGTCTTGGACCGTTACCCAAATATGGCGAACGCTGTTCGGCTTGAAGGTAATTACCGTGGTATGGGTGTCCATGCTGCCGGACTTGTCATCAGTAACGATCCCATCACTGACTCTTGCGCTATGTACACCAAGACAAAGGACGGTGTCGAGTCTACAGTTGTCGCTTTCGACAAGAAGGACAGCAAATACCTTGGATTCCTGAAGCTAGACATCCTTGGGCTATCGACCATGAACGTGATAGCGAAAGCTGCTGAGTTCGTTGGGATGTCGGTGGAGGATGTGTACAACATACCGTTAGACGATGAGGAGGTCATGGATGCTTTCCGACGAGCAGATGTCGCAGGAATCTTCCAATTTGAAGGACGTGCTACCCGGCTGGTATGTCGTGACGTTCAGCCTGACACCTTCCAAGAGCTTGTGGACATCAACTCCCTTTCTCGTCCCGGCCCGTTGTTCTCAGGAACAACTGCTAACTACTGCGATGTCAAACATGGTCGAGCAGAACCTATTCGCCTGCATCCCATCGTTACTCGTGAAACCCGCCAGACGCGTGGGCAGATCATCTTCCAGGAGCAGATTCTCAGGATCATTCGGCAAGTGGGCGGGTTACCCATGGACCGTGTGCATGAGATTCGTCAGGTGATCTCGCAGAAACTTGGTGAGGCGCAGTTTAATACGTTCTTTGACAAGTTCGCTGACGGCGCCAAGCGCATGCACGGCATTGATGAGGAGTTGGCACTACGCATCTGGCGCTTCGTAGTCACAAGCGCGACATACACATTCGTGACAGCGCACTCGACTGGCTATGCGCTCATTGCGTGGTGGTCGATGTGGTTCCGCGTCCATCACCCTGCTGCGTTCTACGCGGCGCGGCTACGCAAGGAGTCCGATGAGTACAAGCGTGCCAAGCTTCTCAAAAACGCATCCCGCGAGGGCATTTCCGTGGTACCGCCTGACCCACTCTTTAGTGACATCAGCTGGACTCCAGACGGCGATGTTGTGCGTGCTGGTTTCATTCAGCTCCCCGGAGTTGGCCCGAAAACAGCACAGGCTATTCGTGATTACCTGGAATCCCAACACTGGGAGACCAGTCCTGCTTGGCGCAGCCTTCTTGCGGTAAAAGGGATTGGGCCGAAAACTGTTGAGAAGATTGAGAACTTCTGTAATGATCCAGATCCATTCGGTAGCAACAGGATTAAGCAAATCCTGGAGGGAGTGCGCTCTGATCTGGCGGGAGGTAAGTTCGGCCTACCGGCTCCAACGCACACTAGTGATGACTTGGTGGAAGTCGAAGGGAGCTATGACGTTATCTGGGTCGGCATCCCGCTTTCCAAGGAGTACAAGGACATCGTGGAGGACGAGCGAGCCAGGACCGACAAGGACACTGAAGAGATACTAGCAACCATCAAGGACCCAGAGCTAACCAAGCTGTGCGTCGTCAAGTGCATCGATGACGGTGACGAGGATGTCCACTGCCGCATAAACCGTTGGGCCTTCCCAAGATTTGAGGACAGGCTACAGGACTTGCGGACTAACGGCAAGGACGTTCTGATTGTGGCCGGTCGCAAACGCGACGGCTTTGGAACCAACATATTGGTTGAAGAGATGTGGGCATTGGAACTAGACTGATGCCACAACCGAAGGGAAACAGGATGAGTAACACCAATGGCCGTGGGCGCCAGAGGATCGACAACCCCGCCGAGCAGTCGGTGGACATGGCCCAGCGCGAGCAGGCTATGCAGCTGTTCAAGATGCTGGCGGGTAACCGCAACCAGTATCAGCCGATTATCAAGTCGCTCAAGCAACTTGACATTCAGCCGTTGATCATGACGGTGACGGTTGGCGACGAGCCGACAGACTGCTTGGTCATTCCCATCGCCGTGCTGATGCAGAAGGAATGGGAGCACATGAACGACGAGACACCCGCACAGGAGAACGCATGAGCTACAACGCAACTGGCCCCACCGGCGAATACGAGTACAGCCGGCCACTTGGCCAGATGGACCCCAACATCCTCTTGGCGGATGTGGCGTTCAACAAGCATCTGTACAACGACGGCCACCACGTGTCGCCGTACAACGAGGGCCGCATTGACGTCGGACTCGACAACCTGGAAGTGCGACTGGTCCAGGGCATCGATGAAGCGTCATTCAAGACAACACTTTCCAAGGCGCAGCAGGCCACCATCGGTATCCCTCTGGCGAAGGACACCTGGGAAGGCGACTGGGAAGAGATGCTGAAGGGTGGCCTCCAAACCGCGCTGGAGTCGCAGACGGTGATCTTTGAGGTGTACGGCGTCGCACGGGCGACCACGCACCAGCTAGTGCGCTCACGGCGGGCAGCGTTCCATCAGCAGTCCATGCGCGCCAGCTTCTTTGGCGACAAGCCCAATTTCAGGATGCCTGAAAGTGTCTGGCGCAACACAGAAGCGAGAGAGGCATGGGAGAGTGCTATAAGACAGGCGCACCTGGCGTACAACTTAGCGTGCGAGAACGGTGTCAGCTACCAGGATGCCAGGTTCATTCTTCCCATTGGGACGGAAACGTACATCATGTGCGAGTATCCTGTGCGCGAGTTTCTGGCTGTATATGCATACCGGGCGTGCTCCATGTTTCAGTGGGAGATATGCCACACGGTGCGACAGATGGGAGCGCTGTTGGGGGAGGCCCACCCGTGGCTTAAGCCCTACATCAAGATCAGCTGTGAAGGCCCCAAGAAGTGCACATTCCAGGGCTGGGAAGATGTCGAGAAGGGCTGCGACTTCCCTTGGGCGCGTTGGGAAGACAGGGTGTACAAGCCGGAGGCCCATCGCATTCGCACGACATCGCTACCGCTGGAGGTCAAGAAGTGACCGCTGTGATCAAGGTGCCTGTGATGACTCGTCGCGGAATCATCATGTGCGACATTGGCACGGAAGGCTATGCCGTACTGCCTGATTGGGTGGAGAACCCAAGCGACGACAACGCGATTCGCGGTGACATCGAGTACGCGGCAGGCCTCATCGTGGAGCGAGACAAGCTCCAAAAGCAGAACAAAGGCCTGCAAAATGCCGTGAAGGACAAGGACGAACAACGCAGGCGCGCAGTGGAACTCAACCAGCAATACAAGGAGCAACTGGAAGAGGCAAACAACAAGCTGGAATGGTGGCGGCGAATGGAAGCGAGCCGTCGCAATCAACTACAGGTCCAAGGCCTGTTCGGCTAGCCTGGCGGGCAACCTCCCCGAAACCCATTGGGGAGGAACATGAGTACACCAATCAAGATGCGAGGCATCACCACAATCGACTTGGCCAAGATGACACGGCGTAGGCGAGGTTACATCGAAGATGACGAGATTGACTACAACGCAGCAACAGTCATCGCCATTGACCCTGGCGGGACAACAGGTTGGTCGCTCATATCCGTCCATCCCGAAAGCCTCACGACGGCAGACGCTTCTATACTGGACAACGTATTCGTTCATCAGCATGGCCAAGTGGATTGCGGTAGCCGACGTGGTAATCTCGGAACCAGCCTTCACTCAGGTATATCAACTGATGGTGAATTCAGTGGCGTCTATGATCTGGCTAAGTTTTGTTACACCTGGCCGTCTGCTGCCGTGGTTATTGAAGACTTCCACTTGAGACAATTCCGTAAGGACCGCGACTTGCTCAGCCCGGTGAGAATCACTGCGGCGCTTGAGTATTGCTTGTGGCGAAAGGGACGTGATGCACATTTCCAAACCCCAGCCGACGCCAAGCGCGTATGCACTGATGAACGCCTTAAGCGTTGGCAGATGTATGATCCTGTTGGATCGATGGTCCACGCGAGAGATGCTGACCGGCATGCGATTCTGTTCCTCAGACGATGCAAGAGCAAAGCAGCATTCCGTGAGAACGCTTTCCCACATCTGTTCGGAGAGCGCGGCGCGTACAGGGCAAGCTAATGATTGAGATTCACCGAGCCAACTGTAGGTGCCCCATGTGCGTGGCGCCGGTGATACGACATCAGAACGTGGTGCCGCACAAGAAGAAACACACCAGCCGGCCATGCCCACCGGGTTGTGATTGCGGCCGCCATAACTCGGTTCACCAAGAGGGCTGTATGTGCCCGAGACATCGGCCACGAGTCGCCAAGCCCGACAAACTCCCTCGTGCGCGCAAGAACGCCAATCCAGAGATGTGCGTTTGTGGTCACCTAAAGGCGCGCCACGATCTGTTTGGTTGCCAGACCTGTTCAGCTAAGGTCATTAAGGCACACAACGAAGGCAAACCGATGCCAAAGAGCTGCAGTGAGTTTCGCTCAAAGGCCGGGACTGATGACAGCGACCCGCCAGGGACGTATGAGAGAGAGGTCGCAAAGGCAGGCTTCATCAAGCACATCGGCGAGTTGGCTACTTGCACTGTTTGCTGGACTACTGTGAAACTCGGTGCGGCCAATACGCTTACCAGCGTCATCAGCGCCCGAGCGCATAAGCAAATCTGCATAGGGCACGTCAGGGCTAGACGAGAAAATCATAGGCCCGAACCGGGTTCACAGGTAGGATAGGAGACATGACAGAGATGGCCGAGAGATGGCAGGACCGGATGGAAGAGGCGTTCCAGGCGCGTGAGCCGTTCCTGGGGCACCCTTTGAAGCCGATACCACTGCGAGAGACAAAGTCTCGCACCGAGCGCGTATCAACGTATGTGGAGTATGACTTCTTCAAGTTCATGCAGGAGTACGCTGCCCGTGGTGGATTCCGTGGAGTCTCAGAGGTTTTGAGGCGGCTTGCGATTCTCGGTGCTGCCCATGAGGGCTACCAATTCGAGGGAGATGTCCCAAATGGTGAACCAAAGTGAGGCGCGCAGGGATGACGGCATCGCCGGATTTGCTGCGGCCGTGGCCAAGGCTTTCGCTCCGCTGGCGCCTCAGCGCACCTGCCACTGTGTGTGCCCTGGGTGTCGGATGGACGCTTGCTGCCTTGGTGTGTACTGTCTGGGTACACTGACGTGACCTGGTTTTGCAAGGGCTGTCGTGAGCCCAACAAGCCCGAGTGGTCGCAGTGCCACAACTGCGAGGCCGCGAAGCCTGCTTGGTGGTGGCGACTGTGGCTTAGCTTCCTGGAGCGATTTGGGCTAGGTGATGAGTGATGTGGCTCATCGTAGCAATCATGGTGTGGAAGTACCACGGCTGGATATTTGCTGGGTTGGCCGTGTACCTGTGGTGGAAGGTGTACCAGCATCCTGATCTTGGCGGACGAGTACGCGTGTGGCGACGCATGAGACAGCTTGAACGCCAGGCAATCGCGCAACGTTGCGTTGACGAGGCGCGGTTGTACAACGAAGCAGGCATCTATGAGGGCCAGTACCCTGGCGCCACGATGCCGCTGACCCGGCCTGACTGGTCGGGCATTATCAAAACCGATGGGAGCAAGACCGATGTCATTGCATAGCATTGAGGTGTACCAGGAAGAGCACCAGCTGAACGAGAGCGTCAGCTTGGGCGACTGGCGCTGGCGGGTTAAGGTGGGTGACAACATCGTTGCCGACAGCGCTGAGGGCTACCGCAACAAGAAGGATTGCCTGCACAGCTTATTCGGCCTTTGGTTTGGGACGTGGGATGAGAGCTTCCTGGGTCTCTACAACGAATGGCAGAGCTACGCGGGCGAAACCTACGATGTGCCACCGGAAGCTCAGGACGGCCCGCCAGTTCACATCGCGCATCCGCTACCGGACGCAGACGCGCCCAACTACGAGGCCAGCGCCACGAGTCCCGAGCGCCCGCAGGGTGATCACGAGACCACAGCCGGTACGCACGCCGACGAGAACACTGACGAGACCAGTGACCAATGATGACGGAACAGGAAGCTAAGCAACGACACCCAGCCGGCAGCAAGTTCGTGCCCAAGGTGAAAATCCTTGAGCGACTGTCGATGGTGGTTCAAGAGTGCTACTGGTTGTATGGCGAGTCCACGCCAGACCACCCGGCGCCACTGGAGCGATGGGACTTGCGTAGCCTGATTGACTACGCTGTTATGACGACGACTGATGCTCAGTCTGGTTACCCAACATACCAGACGTTCTATCATCGCCGGCAGACCATCTGTAATCTGTTGCTAAACATGAAGGAATTTGCCAACTGGGGCGAATGGCGGATGTGGGAGACTGAACACGGCCGCACTCAGATGCAGATTCTTCATGTCGTGCAACGGTGCCTGGACGCGGAGCGAGCGAGTGAGCGACACTGAGCGCCCTGCTGCCTGGGACAAGGATGGCAACTGGATCGGCGGCAAGCTTGAGCCAGGTGCCTATGAGGACTTGATCTCAAGGGTGAAACCTGTTGACGTCAAAGCGAAGGTGCAAGAAGCCATCAAGGGCTTTGAGGAGCGGAGCGGCTACACGCCTACGGCTGAAGAGCGACGGCTGTTGGAGGATGAGTTGCGAAGCCGACTAGGCAAGGATGCCAAACCGCGTTCGGTGTACGTGATACTCATGTTTGGGCCCGCTCACGGCGCCACCATGCAAATCACTGAGCGGCACTACCTTTCGCGCCAAGCCATCGTCGTGCCCGACCAAGCGCGGCCCATCTTCCCCCAGTTTGGCAACCCGGCGCGTAAGCCTGGCCCGCCAGGGTTACCGAAGCACCATCTGTACCGCTTTGACGACGAGTACGAAAGCGACAACATGGAAGAGTGTGCGATTTACGTACACCAGGAAGGTTGTTGCGAACAGAAGATGCCTGACCCAGCAGAACTTGAGCGACGAGGAGCACTCTGGTGATTATTGTAATTGCACACAAGGCCAACGGACAGAACGAAATCACTTGGGAGGGTGGTGATGACATGATGTGCCTCAAGATGATGGAAGAGGCTGTTGACACCATGAAGCGGCGGGCCAACCTCATCGTGCCTGGACCGGGAGTTGTGCCAGGCCCTGGCAATCCGTTGTTCAAGCAGTAGTGTCATGTCTTGGTTAGCGCCACTCTTCTGGTTTGGCGGAGGCTCTGGTGTCGTTATGATCACCAGCGAGTTGTGGTCAAGGTTCCATGACTATCGAGAGAGGAAATCCATTGCGCGCAAACGACAATCGTGGGCGACAGAAGATGTCGTGGACTACTGCTTTGGATGCGACCAGATTAGGCCGCGTTCCGAGATGGCTTTTGTTGACGAGGATGGCGATGGCACTCCTGACGCTCTCTATCGTTGTCGCGTGTGCCGTGGGCTGGATACGTTTGTAGAACGCGAGGTTGTGGAGACCGAAGTACCATGGACGCCAGAGGAATCACAAGCGGCTACTGATGAGCGTATTGACGCGTGGTTTGGCTCAAGCGACTACGCGAACAACCGTGGGGATGACGTAATACCATGGACGCCAATGACAGAGGAACAGATTGAGAACGTGCGGCAGAGCACGAGCGCCATGGTGAACGCCGTAAACATATACCGCGCAGCAGGAATCGACGTGACAGTGGCGAGCAATGCGGCGTATGAGGCAGGGCTAGCGGCACGCGCCGAGCGACGTAGAAGGCAAGCTGTACGAAACAAGCTCAAGATGGATGATGGCTCTTGGAGGAACCATGCCCGACGACCGCAACATCACTAACCCCGGCACGCACGTACACCAGACGAGAAACGTTGACGGCCAACAGATTTGCTACGGTTGTAACCAAGTGATCGTGGAGCCGATACTGACGTTTGAGGACAAGCGTCTGGACCAGAGCGCAATGTGGCTGGAGGCCATGACGGCTAGCCTGGGTGGGACGCCGATTGACTTTCAGCTGATGGAGCTAAGCGACCGGCTAAACCTGGACCGCCCGCCATACATCATGGAGTTGATGGAGGCGTTTGGCGGCGACGAGCCACCGCACGTACAAACCATACCGTGGTGGAGGGAGGCATAGCCATGAAGGGGATACCGGACTTTGCGCCGTTGGCAAAAACGTTGGACGCCATGATATCTGCGTTCAACCGGCTGGCAGCGGCCATTGAGGACCAGAACGCGTTAACGAGAGCGCAGATGAGTCCTGAGTACCAGTGGGCACGACTAGTGGAAGCGAGTGAGCATGGCCAAAACAAAGCACGCGGCGCCAGAGACGGCTAAGCAACGGTGGGACCGGATGAAGGCGGAAAGCCATGAGGCGCAGGCGAAGCGGGCTGCCTCCAATCGGCACATTCGGGAGCTTCTCAAGCTCCCAGCAGGTGCCCCAATTCCACCAGGCTATGGGCCCGACGGAATGCAGCCCACCCACAACCGAAAGTCCAGACGCTTCATGGGACTCCGCAGAAGCATTAAACACGGACAGCGACGACGCCAAGCGACACGAGTCATCATGCCAGGCTTTGAACCGCCGTGGCGCCAACGGGCCGACGACGTTTGATCACAGCGGCGAACAGTTCGATTGCGAGAACGCATGTAACCCATACAGATTGGAGTCGCTACAGGAATTACTAGATGTGTTGCGCGGCATAACCTTTGACCGTGTGAGCAAATGGGGCAAGCCCATAACCATTAAACAACCGAAGGACGAATACCTGTGAAAGACATTGAGATGCAGCTGGAGTCGCGTGAAGCTGAGATCAGCGACTTCATCACGCGTAACAACCAGGAGCGCGAGAAACTGATCAGTCGGCTCAACGAGATTGACCAGAGCAGCCACGAAGCCGAACGCGACTTGGAGCGTTGCCGGCGCGCACGAATCGCCTTGCGCGGCAAGGACGAGCCCAAAGAGGCTGCTACAGCCATGGTGGATGAGCTCATGCCGCCACGCGCTGGTTACTACCCAGGCGGCAACTGATGACCCACAACATGGCCGATGAAGAACTGGACCTGGGTTGGCGCATGCGCGTTGCGTCTGGTATCAATGACCTGAAGCGTGAGGTGTACGCGACCGCTCGTGAGCACGGGTGGTGGGATGACCCCAACCCAAACATCGGCGAGAAGATCGCGCTAATCCACAGCGAGGCAAGCGAAGCGCTGGAGGCAGTACGCGACGATGTGGCGCCACTACAGGCCATCGTGTACGAGTACCCGGCTGTGTTTGCTGCACAACACGGCCTGAACACAGTGAGCATGTACCCAGACGTCGATGGCACGATGGGTAAGCCGGTTGGTGTGGCTAGCGAGATGGCCGACATCATCATTCGCGTACTCGACACGTGCGAGCACTTTGGCATCCCTGTCACTCGCGCTCTCGTGGAGAAGCACGCGTACAACAAGACCCGTTCACATCGACACGGAGACAAGAGGTTCTGATATGACAGTGTTCAACATGGTTCTGCTAATGCGTGGCGAGCAGAACGGACAAACGGGCGTTAAGTTCGTGCCCGCCACATGGGATGAGGAGACCAAGCAAGGCGAGATACTTCAGGAGACACCTGACTTCCGCCAGTTCATTACGGATGCCATTGCGGCGCTTGACTTCACGTCCCAAGGCCTGGTGCTCAACAACGCAAAAGCGTTGCGCGACAACTACGGAACAGAGCTGAGCGACGAAGGCCGCGCTGATCTGTACGTGCGTCTGTTGGCAGCGTTCAGCGAGCGCCCGATGGAGCTGGTTGGTAATCAGCTGGCGTCCATGTTCGTGACCTGCATCGAAAGCGCCATGGTTGATCCTGATTTGGATCAGCTGGTAAGCGAGTACGAAAGCGCGATCAGCGAGTCGGAGTAGGCTTGGAAGTTCCGGCTGTCGTAAGTCGGCTGACCAGGGGTTAAGCAGTCAGCCCCTCCTGGCATGCAATCGTTGGCGGGCACAATCTGTTGTAGGACATGGAGTTATGGGACCATTTGGCGAAGCGGCCAAGGAGTATCGCAAGGCAGGCTGGCGGGGTACATTACCATTGCCGCCCAGAGCGAAAGAGGAACCACCAACAGGCTACACTGGCCATGGGTCCCCATACCCCAGTGAGAAGGATGTACGAGTCTGGCTGAGTACCATGGCGGATGGCAATATCTGCTTGAGACTTGCTGGAGTTGACGAGAGGTACATAACCAGGACGCTCCCACAAATCTACGGAGGCAACAACGTAGATGGGTGGGAGCTGATTGGTATAGACGTTGATGACTATGGCGAGAAGCACGGCTTTGAGCAGTTACTGGCGTTAGAGCAACAGCTTGGCCCGCTACCCGCCACTGTGGTGTCGAGTGCGCGTTGGGCAGAGAATGCTAAGTCAGGCACGCGTATCTTCTTGGTACCCAAAGGCTTTAGATACAAAGGCAAGGCCGCGGCGACCGGCCATGAAGGACCAAAGCATATAGATGTCCTGTACGCAGGGCTACGGTACCTCGTCGTGTGGCCGAGCGTACACCCTACGGGATTGACGTATGAGTTCCGCCACGGCGACTCTGAGGGTATCGCTGGCAATTACGATGGCCTAGCGCCGCTGGACGATGTCGCTGTGCTACCTGTGGAATGGTTCCGCCATTTACTGGCCGGCGCTGGTAGCGACGCAGACGCAAAGAGCGACTTGGACTTTGGTGAGCTGAATGATTGGGCCATGGAGACATTCCGTGACCCAGAAGGCGAACCGTGTCGCTTGATGGCGAACGAAGTAGCGAAATACATTGACGAGCTTGATGACTCGGACAGCCACCACCCATTGAACGATGTCGTGTGGCGGGTTACCTTGAACGCCATGGAAGGCCATAGCGGTTGGTACACAGCGCTCAATGACTTCATTGGCGCTTGGATTGATAGCGTCAAGGGCAAGCGCGACTTGGAAGAGGCGCAAGGTGAAGTGTTGCGTACCATCGATGGTGCGCTTGCTAAAGCCAAAGCGAAATTTGATGAGCGCGATGGCTTCCTGGCTGATGATAAGTGTGATGGTGGCGCTGGAGACCCTGATGCCTGGGCTGATAAGTTTGACCGTGAGACAGAAGCCCTTGTAGCAGAACGTGATAACGATGGTATGGGCCCTGTCGTTGGCAAGATGGAGCTTGGTCCTGGCAAACCCGCCGATGAGTATGGCCAACATGATCACGGCAACGCGCAACACTTTGTGGACGTTGTAGGCGACAACGTCAAGTATGTTGACGGCCGCAACGGTTGGGTAGTGTGGGATGGCGAGCGTTGGCATAGAGACTTGAATGGCCGGTATGTACGTTTGGCGTATTCGACTGTACGCAAACACCAAGAGGCGTTTGCTGCTAGATGTATGGCCGAAGGTGTAGCGAATGATGATGGCGCGCTGAAGAAGAAGGCCACCAGTTGGTTTGGCCATGCGAAGCAAAGCGGTAACCTACCGAGCATCAAGCGTGCCCTTGAGAGCGCGGAGGCGTTGTGGGTAGGCGACGAACCAGTTGCGCTACCTATGACCAAATTTGACGATGATGGTACGTTGTTGGGTTGCTTGAATGGTGTGTTGGAGCTTACTGATACACCAGATGTAAGGCCGCCACGCAAAGAGGACTACGTGAGCTTTAACACCAACGTGCCGTATGTACCATGGCGCTCGTTGGCGAATGCTGAAGGCGAGATGTTTGAGGGCTTTGAGCTTTGGTTGGAGTACCTTGATACGTTCTTGCCTGACAAGCGAGTACAGAACTACGTGCAGCAAGCGTTGGGGCACATCATTGTTGGTGAAAACCCAGAGAAGTATTTGATCTTCTTGTATGGCCCGCATGACACTGGTAAGTCAACGATGCTCCATGCTATCGCTGGAGCGTTGGGCGACTACTATGCTGATGAGGATATGTCACTGTTTAAGCAAAAGGACTTAAACCCCAGGCTGATTCAAGCCGTGCCCAAGCGCATCATTGGCATGTCAGAGGTTGACGAAGGCAAGATGGACCGGGCTAAGATCAAGAGCCTAACAGGTAACGATGCTGTGAGCGCAGAAGCGAAGTACAGCAACGAGATATTCCATGGTATGCCTCAGTTCTCCGTGGTGATTGCTACCAATAACCCGCCCAACATCGACCACGCTGATGAAGCGTTGAACGAGCGCATACTGCCGTTGCCGTTTGTACATACCATTGAGCGCAGTAGCCGAAGGTATGACCGACAGAAGCAGATTGAAAGACACAGCGGCGTAGCTGTATTGAGTTGGCTAGTGGAAGGCTGGCGCTTGTACTGCGCCAATGGCAACAAGCTACCCGAAGCGCCACCGGCTGTAAAGAAGATGCGCCGTGAGTTGATTAGTGGCTTTAATACGGTGCAGGCCTTTATGAGTGAAGAGCTTGAGCGTTGGCGTGATACCGAAGCTGGTGCCAGAGCGCGACGGCGAGCAGAAGAGAAGGGCTTGGAGCGTGGCCACCCAGTGCCGCTAGTAAGCGATTGGGAAGTTGTTTGGACGCCACCAAGTTTGCATGTGTACCGCAAGTATGTCGCTTGGTGCCAGTTGAACAACGTGAGTGCGGTAAGCCACCCTGAGTTGAGCAAAGAGCTTGGCTTGGGTAAGCCACAGCCGCGCAAGATCAAAGGCGAGGTAAGCCGATGCTACGTTGGCGTGCGGATTAAGGACAGCGTGGAGACTACGAGCAGCGGAGCGAAGCTGAAGTGAAATGTGTGTTGCGTGGTTGTAATACCAAGGCGCGCTGGACTGTCTACATTGTGCGCGTGCTAACAGATGACGAGATATTGAAGCGACTACCCAACGGTGGTGGCACAGACTGGGATGGTGGTTGGACCAGTTTATGCACGCGACACAAGAACCGAGTAACCAGAGACAAAGCGAGACTGGCGAAGGAAACCAGGCTGGTTACCTGTGAAGACCAGGGCAAACAGTGATAGGTAACCAGGGTAACCGGGTAACCAGGGGTGCGGACGCTTATAGGCGTAAGGGTGTACTAGGGTGGGCCCTAATGTGTTACGTATGCGTAGGGATAGGTGGTTACCTGGTTACCTGGTTACTTATAGAGAAGAAAAGTATTGAATACCAGGTGAAATATGTTGGGGCTGTGGGTAACCAGGGTTGGACGAAGTGGTTACCTTTGCTATACCAGATTTGCTGGAAGACCAGCGCGAATGGCGTTGGTAGGTATGCGGTTACCTGTTGTGGTGGATACCTGTGTGTTTGCTGCGCGGCTCCCTCGTTGGGGCGCATGGACTTTCGCGAGCAGCGCCATGGTTTGCACTGGCGTCGAAACACTGTGGCGCCGTGTCGATGTCGCTCGGCGTAGACTCAGGCGCATGGCCGCACGTGACCCATTCCAGCTTGACCGTGACCAGACGGAGCGCGACACCGAATATGGCTTCGGTGCAGGCAAGTACGCTGACCCACGCTTCGACTACAGTGGTGGCGGGTCGATCAGCCAAATCCCCATTGCCGATCCAGATGTGCCGGAACAACTTCTGGAGCTTGAGATGATCAAGCGCACCGATGTCGCCAATCCAGCAGATGTACCAAGCCCGTATGTCGCTGGTAACACTGACAGATTCGGCAGTGCGCCTCCACTCGTGCGAGAAACCAAGCCGCCCAAGTACGTTCGGCCCACGCGCCCAGCACCACGAAGGATGCAACGTGAGTGGTGACGACTGGCAGTACATGGTGTTGGCCAAGGTTGCCGGCTACACCGCGTTGGCTGCCATCTATGTTGTTGGGGCAACTGTGATCTTGCCGTGGCGCGTATACCGGCGAGCGCGTGATGGGTATTGGCCTGACTGATGAAGCGTTGGTGGACCAATCACTGGGGCAAGCGAACACCTTGCGAGCGTTGTGGTTTCGTTAGCCGCACGTGGTTCGGCTTTGGTTGGTGTAGCAGGTGTGCGCAATGAGTGAGCTGCCAAGCGTTGACGAGCCCAAGCCGCTGACACCCACTGAGGGACAGCCTGTCTTGGCGCCCACTACACCTGGCTCGGCAAGACCCGCGAGAGTTGTGTGGGTGCCGACGAAGACACAGATGTGGACGGCCATCGGGATTGCTACGGCCGCACTGGGTTTCGCGGTGAGTGCGTTCGCCATGGCGTTGGTAGCGTTCTTGGCCGTCAATGGCCAAGGTTTGATGGGACATCGGTGATGGGTGCTGTAGACAACATTGAGGCCGACATCAAGGCAGAGCTTGGGCTGTGCCGTGGTTGTGCTACGCCTGTGCCGCTCGGCAAGGCGTGGTGCCGTGACTGCTATTGGGGAAAGCCATGAGCGACAACCCATTTGCCGACGCCATCAAACCTCGTGAGCGCCCCGCGATTACGCGCACAGTGGAGCCGCCACCATTCTTCCAGGCCGCCATCGAAGGTGAGCGCCTGAAGCGTGAGGCTCGCAACATGACTCGGCAAGACATGTTCAACAACGGCTTGCTCACTGTTGAGGACATGGATGATGAGGAGTTGCGCGCCGGTCGCATGCGTGGGCCCGACGGCAAGATACCACGCGTGAACAAGACCATGGAGATGGTGCCACGAGACATCTACGAGGCCATGGTGTTAGAGCACCAGACGCGCACGCAGGACAAGTTCAGGCAGCAACTCGACATGGCGCTCAACACCATTGTGGGCATCATGACCGACCCAACCGCAGAGCCCAAGGACCGGCTTGACGCGGCCAAGTACATCAAGGAACAGGTCATGGGCAAGACACCAGACCGTGTTCAGGTGCAGGTGGCCAAGGCGCCATGGGAAGAGATGATGGGCGACTTCGCCAACATCAGCCGCGAGCGTCAGGCCCGACTGGAAGCAGGGTACATCGATGCAGATGTGGTGGAGGACAGCACAAATCAGGAACAGGCGATGGAGGGAGCGCGGCTGGATGGGCAAGAGGCGACCACCCAACAGGCCCCACCACCGTTGGAGGACAGTGCGTTAGCGCCACATGTGCGCTACGCGGAGCCAGCGCCAAGCCACGACAACCCGGTGACAACGCACTACATCCCAAAGCCGCCAACAAATTCCGAGATCATTGCGGCTGAGCGCTGCGACATGATTGAGCTCGCAGCACGCCGTGCTGAGGCCAAGCAACGCATCCAGGCCGCCAAGAAGCGGCGCATCATTGCCCGCACAATGGGCACGGATGCCCTTGAGGCGCACAAGATCACGACCACAGAGGTGCCGGATGCAGATGACCCCACGACAGGCAAGCTCCGACACACACTTTCGTGATCCCGCCACGCGTGTGTCAGGTGCGCTACGCTCGGAAGTGTCCATCGGACGGAGCGTTGCCCGCCAGCAAAGCTCAAAGGTGCCGGTGACCGGGGTTTGGTACAAGTGGCGCGATCCGCTGCCTGCCCTTCGGTTGGCCCCGGTCACTGGCCCTACCAGTGGACAGCGCGCCCACCACGGCCTGTGGTGAGTCGAAAGTGTGCTAGCGCAGGAGGTTCCAAATGGCCCGGTGGCAGACATTGCCCAGGCGTGCTCTCCAGCCCATTCCGCGAGTCGTGGACAACACCGACATGCTGGGCATTCTCCAGGGCAACCTGATGAAGACCATGGTGCTCACGCGCACCAGCGATATGCCTGGCGGGCCAGGTACTTTCGCGCCATACGGCAACACCAACTTCGTCTAGGCCGCACATGCGTATTCAGCGTGTGCCGCGTCGGCCAGGCTTCCCATTCACACGCCCAGTTGACCCGGCTAACCCAGCGAACATGGCAGGTGCTGCCGGCAACAACGTCATGCGCACCAAGCCAGGTCGCCACATTGGGGCCACGAATCGTGTGTCGGCGCAGAACCTTAGCAAGATGGCCCAGCGATTGGGCCGTTGTGGTGCCATCAATGAGCTCACTGGCTACGTCTGCGTGACGCAGCCGCACGACGACGATGTGGAGCACTTGTCGATGTTCATTGGTGGACCGCGTGACGGGCAGATCACGTCACGTTGGGGCGGCACCAAGGAGAACACGGGCATCATCCGCACAGAGGCGGTGCCCAATGAGTGACCGGCCGCACGAGGGCAACGTTGTGTATGGCGACTTTGAGGAGCGCACCAAGGCAGAACGCCAACGCGTGTTCGACGCACAGGTTGAAGCTGGTGTGTGCATAATCTGTGGCCGCGCAGCCAAAAAGGGCACACGCTACTGCGGTGGTGACCGTGGTTGCCAACATGGGCCTGGTGACGGGCCACAATGGCCTAATGAGGTGCCCGATGCCGAAGCGTAGGTTGACACCAAAGCGCAAGGCGCAGATCAAGCTTTGGGAAATGCAAGGCGCGCTCGCGAGCGCCCGTGCGCGGCATGGGTATTCGCACCCCAGCGTGACCGCACTCCGCAACAAGATTGACTACCACACCGGCAAGCTTGGTGGTTACACACCGCCTGGCCTTGGTGGTCGCCGAACCAAACAGGGCGGCAAGGCATACGTCAAGAAGACAGCAAGCAACTTCACGCCACACCAAGAGGCGTTGGACATCATTAAGGGCAAAACCACACTTGCCGCAACAGCTTTGGGGCATCCTGCTCCACCGGGCGGCAAAGTGCCTGTCCCCAAGGACAGCTGGCGCTCCAAGCCCAGCGGCGCCAAGCTGAGCCCGAGTAAGGTACATGGTAGCGGCACGGGCCTGTCCAGTGCCTTCCGGTATGGCCCAGCCAACCCGGCCAACAAGCGAAGGGGCAAATGACCATGGCTCGCAGGAATCCTCGCACTCGCGTCGGCATTGTGTCGCAAGGTGGCGGCAACTCTGGTAAGGCCGTCAACAAGCAAGCGCC